AACTAATTTCCCCTTTAGGGGAACTTAATTAAAGGTCTAACTCTTTAGAGGGGTTTGATTTTATCAAACGCCTCAGTAAAGTATAGATGTCAGCCCTTTAGAGGGCGTGACATAAGGTCCGAGCGAATCATACCAAGCGAGGACACTGGAGAGAACCTACGGTTCCTCACTTTTGGGCGCTCTGCGCCTATTTTTTTCGGAGGGGTGTGACGATGGTGAAATGGCTGAGGGGTATTGCTCTTGGGGTAGCTCTGTTGATGACTGGGGCCTGTGTGTCCTTCAACTGGGTACCGGAGAGCATGCTAGTCTCGCAGCTAGCTCCACTGTCCGTGACAGTCCACCACCGCCTTGGGGGCGGCTCAGGAGTCTGGATTGGGGAGGATTTGGTCCTCACCGCCAAGCACGTAGTCCTGAGTTATGACGGCTGGAGAGAGGACATCCACGTCGTAGACCTCAGCGGCTACAGCTACCCAGCCAAGGTCATAGTATTTGAGAAGGAGCCTCAGAGCTTCATCCAGCACGATTGGGTCATCCTCCGAGTGGAGGGGGCCGAGCGCCAGAACTGGGCACGCCCGGATTGTGGCAGCCGCTACGTGGGGGAGAAGGTCATTGGGTTCGGGAACGGACATCTCTACACAGGGCTACTGCCCTATATGGGGGTCATTCAGACGGTCAAGTACAACCCGTCCGCCCTGCCTAACATGAAGACCTACTGGGGAGATGCCATACTGACTACCCTAGACGGGGCACCGGGAGTGTCCGGGGGACCCGTATTTGACATGGAGGGGGACCTGATTGGGATGATGGTCGGAGCCTTCCAAGACCGGAGGGCTGGCAGTTTCCAGCAGATTACCTACCCAGTCCGCCACATCGAGATAATGTGCCCATGAAGACTGAGCGCCCGTCACACGGGCCAGTAAGTCGGCACGACCACCAGTTCCGTGCCCTCCCTGAGAAGGTGCAGAAGGCGATGCGAGAGCAGTACCAGACGCCTAAAGAGAACCTCGACATGTGGGCCGCAAGGCGCAGGAGACCAGAATGACAGAGATACTGCCTGAAGTCACCGACGCTCTGAGAGAAGAGCTTACGGACAGCCGTAGCCAGTTTACCGCCGAGGACAAGATTGCGGTGGTAATGGCGTACCTGATTACTGGGGGCAACTCCACGAAGGCCGCTGACCTATCAGCGGTCCACGAAATGAAGCCTGCGACCATCCGTCAATGGAAGAAGCGGTCAAAATGGTGGGCCAACGCAGAAGCGTTCGCAAAGAGCCTTCTTCAGAAGGACCTAGACAGGGCCTACACCAAGATGCTTCACCGCACGGAGCAGGAGATATTCGACCGGGTCGAGAATGGCGACGTAGTCATGCTCAAGGACGGCACCCAGGTCCGCAAGCCCCTCGGGGGCAAGGACCTCATGTACATCCACGGCATCATGCACGACAAGCGGGCGATGCTGCGAGGGGAGCCTACCTCCAGGACTGAGAAAATCAACCCGATGGAGGTTGTCCACGAGCTAGCCAAGGTCCTGCAAGAGCAGGGCGAGGCCAGCAAGAAAGAGGCCGTGGCCCAAGCGCCATGGAAGGGTATACCGGAAGATGAACTTACTGGACAGCGAAAAACTCATTAGGGCGTTTTGGGGAGACGAGGCAGTCAGACAATGGCACGGCGGATTACGCACATCGTCATACACTGCTCTGCTACGCGACCCGAATTCGACATTGGGGTTGACGAAATCAGAGCACTCCATGTCTCCCACCCATCCGTTCTTCTACCGTGGGACGGAGAAGAACTGCCAGGAAGAGACTGGCAAGACGTAGGATACCACTATGTCATCCGACGAGACGGGACGGTTGAGACTGGTCGGCCAGAAAGCCGCAGTGGAGCCCACGTATTCGGACACAACCGGAACTCGCTGGGAATCTGCTTGGTTGGCGGCGTTGCGGGACCGGACCGAGTACCTGAAGCGAATTTCACAAGAGCCCAGTGGGGGGCACTCGACGACCTCGTCCAAGACCTGACGTGGAAATACTCTGACGCCGAAGTGCTGGGGCACCGAGACTTCGACGGAGTCCACAAAGCCTGCCCCAGTTTTGACGCAAGGAGTTGGTGGAATGTCCGACCTGCCCAAGAAGGTTAACATCCTGGGGAAAATCTACACGATTACACCAGACACCATCATTGGAGCGGATAACACCGATTTAGCCTCTGGACTGTGCCAACCCTGGAAGTGCGCGATTCGGGTGGCCACGGGGCAACACCCCCAACAAGAACGAGATACCGTCCTCCACGAAGTCATGCATGGCATTTTCTCTGAAACTGCCCTCACCATGGACTTCAAGGAAGACGAAGACGAAGAAAAGATTGTTCGACGGCTCACAACGGGCCTCTTGCAAGTTCTACGCGAAAACCCCGAACTCACAAAGTTCATTTTGAAGAAATAGGAGCATAACATGGCAGGCTACAACAAGTCAGAAAAGCCCGGCTACAGTCCCAAAAAGTCCGGATACGGCAATTCGCTGAATCAGGATGGGCTCACTTCCGGTGGAATGAGCTACAAGGACTCGCTGAACCAAGGCCAGCTGACGAAGAAGGGCGGGATGTACCCGTACGGCTTCGGAAGCAAGCAAACACCCAAATCTGAGCAGTAATGGCCCACGAAGCTGACATCCGAGCCCAAATGGACGCCGCAAGGCGGCAACCAGGGGTCTCGCGGTCGCAGCGTTCCCGGACCAAACAGCGTCTCCAACGCGAACTTCAGCAGGCAATTGACCTGCACGAAGCTGGTGGAGAGGCCCAAACCCGCTCGGAAGCGGTCCAGGCGCAAGCTGCGTCGACCGAAGTCGCTCGGGACGAAGCCGCAGCAGCCCGCATTGCTGCCGAGGTCGAGTCTCGCGAAGTCGGCGGGAGCGACTGGGCTACTGACCAGCAAATGAAGAAATTAGGAATTTACTAATGCCCAACTCACGTTCGCAGAAGGAAGCTCGCGACGCAGCCCAGTGGCGTGACCGCAATAGCCGACAGGCAGGCCGGTCAATGTCGCAGGCGGCCAGCATCAAGGACCCGAAACAGCGCAAAAAGTCTATGGGTGCCGCTCGAAAGGCATACCAAGACCGCTCGTATAAGTATCACTCCCGCGGGGGCTACTAATGGCTAGTTCTCCACACTTCACACGAATGTCGACCCCCGTCGCCACCGACCAATTCGATACCCGAACCGCCGAAGCTGGTTTTGCCGTCTACCAAGCACCAGCCCCCGACGGGTCCAATTATCGTAATGAAGTAGACGTATTTGGCTCTAGTTCTCAGGTAGGGACGGTCTTCTACTGGATTCATTTTGGGGAAACTGAGTTTGGAACTATTACGGATATGTTTCGTATAGTTTCCTCTGGTGCCCGACAGCAGCGTATTTGGTGGGAAGGCACAGGCGGGGTATTAGATGCACCGGGCGTAGAACTACAGAATGCTGCGGGTGCTACCATCTTGCGACTCAATGGCACTGACCCGATTCCCCGTAAAACATGGACCGCCGTGATGATGTCTTGGGACCTTGCAACCGTGGCCACCACCAACGAGATGTTTGTGTTTACACAAGAAGTTGGCCAAGCAGCGGTCGACAGGTCATCCATCGTTATCGGCACCAACGATACGGTGCAATGGGGCGGCGTCGATACATGGTTTTATGGTCGTTTTGGAGTTAACTTCCAAGACACCAAATTCAGTCAGGTAATGATTGACACAAACATCGCCATCGACTTCAGTGTCGGGGCGAACCGCGAAGCCTTTGTGACGGCGGCTGGTCAACCGAAGGACCTCGGAGCCGGGGCGATTACCGCTCTTGGCGGCACCGCCGATATATATCTTCCCACAGGGGACCCACGCGATTTTGGCACCAATACGGTTGCCGTCACCGCCAACGGACAGAAAGCTGCCGTTTTTGATGCCACCGGCCCCAGTCGCTCAGACAGGGACCGCATTCCGGGGGAATAATGGTACAATCCCCACACTTTTGCAGTGGTGGCAACCAAATTGTTCGCGGCCTTCCGTCGGCCCCCGAACTAACGCTTTCGCCATTCTTATGGTATGACTTTACGGATGGGGGCACAGTATTCAACGACACGAGTGGGTCCAATCATGCCCGCCAAGGCGAACAGATTAAACTGATTCTCGACAAAGGTAGTCAGGGGCACAACCTCCTAGACAGTGGTGGCAGCCTGACCTACGACCTAGATGCGATAAATGGATTGAGCGTAGCGTTGTCCACCGCCATCACGGCCATGGATAACAACTTTGGCTTTGCTCCTGCCGGGACCGGCTGGACGTTCGCTTGCACAGCGAAGCACGACGGCGCATCCACACAACAGAAGGTTTTTAGCTGGGAGACTAACCGGCAGATTCAGCAGGACGAAGTGGGTAGCGGCAACTGGGAAGCGAGTTCCAACAGTGGACCCACCGTAGTTGACACGGCAGCCCCGGTAGTAGACGGCGAATGGATTGGCGTCTACATGAAGAATGACAACTCGCTGAACTTCGACACACGAGCGTCGGGACAGGCACAGGTTGACAGTTCGACTCCCGCATTCTTCAATCCTGGTGCATTCGAGACATTCCAAATTGGCGTGTTCGATGGACAAATAGGCGAGGTCATGGTCTTTGACACCTTCCTGGACGCCACCGACTCACAAACGTTACTGGATTACTTCGACGCCAAGTACGGCACTCTTCCGAGAACAGCCTAATGGTTCAATCACCACATTTTATGAGTGGTGGCCGTCAGATTACGGCCAACACCCTTCCGCTTCTCCCAGCCCTCAGTAATTTGCAACACTGGTGGGACACCACGGATGTCACGAAAGTATTTGAAGACACCGCCCAAACGACTCCAGCTACCAATGGCAACCCTCTTCGTAGTGTCGTCGACAAAGGCACGGCCCTTGAAGATATGACCGAGGCAGCGGCGAACGTACCGAATTACCTTACTAACAACGTGAATGGCTTCGGTACCCTTCGCGGTATTGGAGCTCTACAGGGGTTGAACTCTGGCATCTTAGCGACTCCGAGTTCGGCTGTCGGTGAAGCCTTTTTAATGATTGCTCGCCGGAGTGGCGCTACAGGCACAGAGAATGCAGTGGGTCTTGGTAATGCCCAAGTCTCCGCGGTGCAGTTTGTCTCCGCGCCCGATACCGGCATTCGGGTAAAAGTGCCGGGCTTCCCAACATTTGTAAATACCAACCATTTGATGGTTGACAACGAGTGGACCTGGACTTACGGGACAGTTGATGCGGCTGGCGATTGGCGCATTCGGACTTCGGGTGAAACTGAGGTCACGGGCAATACGGCTTACGTACAGCGGGATGGGACTAACTTTGGTAACATGGGTGGTCCCATTGGAACTGTCGACGTAGCTGAATTCCTGGTTTGGGACAAAGATTTATCCGTAGCCGAGATAAATGCAGCCATCCTATATGTAAACGTTAAGTACGGCGTGATGCCGTTCGTAGGTACCTAATGGTACAGTCACCCCACTTCGTCAAGTCCGGTAACCCCGAAATCGCGGTCCAGTCACTTCTGAGTGGCGGCAGTGCTCGGGCAGGCAGTCCTGAACCACAGGGCAGCGCGTATTCAAACAGTAACTTCCAAATCTCGACCGCGGATACCCAGGTGGGTCTATTCTTCTGCTGGATAAAGTACAACAACGACACCGCGGTTGGCGCTGGGAACATCTTTCTTATCCGAGGAACTGTCTCGGGTCGGGTTGACATCAGCATAGCGACGACGGGTATCTTAACGGTCACTGGCCGGCAGGCGGACGCGGCTGCTATTTTAGAGGTAGCAGCAGCGGTAGCTCTCGAAGAAGATGTTTGGACCGCTGTAATGATGAGTTACGACCTCGCGGCAACCACCGTGCAACTCTTTTTTCAGCCCCTCAACAAGGCCGCAACGGATGTGGCTGTAGTCACTACCGCTACGAATGCCATAATTGACGCCGACAGCGATGGGTCGGGTACCCCCCATAGTTGGTTTGGTGCGTCACAGTTTAACCAGACCGGGACAACGGCTTTTTCGCAGTTCCTCTTCGATACGACAGCCTTCTTAGACCTGTCGGTTGCAGCCAATCGCGAAAAGCTAGTGACCACTAATGGTCGTCCGGTAAACCTTGGAACGACAGGTTCGTTGACGCTCGGGCTGACGCCCGACCTCTACAGCCTGGACGGAGACCCTCTACGCACAAACGCGAACTGGATTATACCGGCATTTAGTTTTGCATCCCTTCGTGTGAATGGTCCTGGCGAATCAGACAATGCCTAGCTGCTTGCTGGCATTTTCCGGGGGACTAGACTCCACCGCATGCGCCATCCGCCTAAACGAACAAGACTACAACGTCACTCTCGGGTACGTCGACTGGCAAATCAAAGGCTCCCGGTACGGGATATTGCAGAGGCGGGCAGCATTGCGAATCGCAGCGAAGCTCGATTTGCCCCTGAAAGTTCTCGCTACCTGTCAGTTTCCAGAAGACTCCCATGCCAAATGGGCGTGGGTACAGACCGTCATAGCGATGGTCCTATACCACGCTGCGGCCCCTGAGTCGTACCCTGATTTCCCGGAGAACTACAGACGGTACGAGTCCGTCGCCTTCGGCTTAAAAGAACGCAACGTCCCCGACGAGGTTGGGGACGGCTACTGGGACGTTCAGGACAACCAAGTAGTCATAAAAACCCTCGTAAAGCAAACCTTCTACACTGGGGACGTGCTGTTCCCCATTGACGATACCCCGCACCGCCGGGATATTTGGCTCCTAGTACCAGAGGACATACGCCCGCTGGTATGGTCCTGCTACCGACCCCAGGCCGACGATACGCCCTGCGGGCTGGACAGCTGCTACAAGTGCGCGGGCGACAAACAAAATGCCTAGAAAACGAAACTACCGCAAAGAATACGACGACTACCACGGGAAACCCGAGCAGATAAAGCGTCGCTCGGCCCGCACTATGGCACGACGCAAGGCCATCAAAGAGGGCCGCGTCAAGAAAGGGGACGGAAAAGAGATTGACCACAAAGACTACAACCCCCTCAATAGCTCCCGAAAAAACGTCAGGGTCCTCAGCAAGCGAGCCAACCGTAAGCGCCAACCTAAACGATAAGGTTGACCTCACGTCGGCCATCCTGCTGAGCTTCTCCAACCTTTTTCTACAGAGGAACTTCGATGAGGCTGTCACCACTCCTAGTGCTCATCTCGAATGGTGGGACCTCGTATGTCTCCCGCGGCGCTTCGTGGCGATTGCGGCCCCTCGTGGCCATGCCAAATCTACGGCCATCAGCCACACGTACGTACTTGCTAATGTGTGTTTCCGTATACGACGACATGTACTTATCGTGTCGGACACTGAGGGGCAGGCGGTTCAGTTCCTTGGAAACATCCGCAGAGAACTTGGGGAGAACGAGGAACTACGGACGGCGTTTGGTGTTAAGCGCTTTACGAAGGAATCCGAAACCGAGCTCATAATCGAGTGGACGCACGGCCCCGCGACCCGCGTGATTGCGCGTGGCGCAGGCCAAAGAATTCGCGGCACCAACTGGCTAGGCGTACGGCCCGACTTAATCATCGGGGACGACCTAGAGAACGATGAGGCGGTACTGAATGAAGACCGACGCGAGAAGTTCCGTGACTGGTTTTACAATACGCTCATTCCACTGGGCTCAAAGCGGTGTCTATTCCGCGTTGTGGGAACCATCCTTCACGAAGACAGCTTACTGGCGTCGTTCATGCCAGATACCATCTTTGACCCGAAGTGCATTATCGAGCCCCTACGGGTTAGGACCACCCGGATGCGGGCTTGGCTGGGTGTACTATACCGTGCCCACCCCGAATTTGACGACTACAGCCAACTTCTCTGGCCAGAGCAATGGACGCAAGAAAGGCTGTTGGAGACTCGTCAAGCCTACATCGAGCAGGGCTACCCCGAAGGCTACGCCCAAGAATACCTAAACAACCCTATCGCGTCCTCCGCCGCGTACTTCCGCGAAGGGGACCTGATGCGAGTCGAAGCCGCTGAGGCCGCGCCCGAGACGAAGCAACCGGAACACTACTACATCGGCGTGGACATGGCCATCAGCAAGAAGTCCCGCCGAGCCTACACCGCCATGACAGTCGGTGGGGTAGCCGCAGACGGAGTCCTCCGCATCCGCGAGGTCATCCGAGAGCGCCTAGAAAGTGACGAGATTGCTGACTACCTGTTCGGGCTGCACGAGAAGTATAAGCGGATGTCCGCGATGCAGACAGAACCCGTCTTCCTCATCGAGGCCGAGAATATCTCTAAGGCTATCGGGCCGTTCCTCGACAAGGCCATGCGAGAGACCGGCATCTACCTCACGATTGAGTTGATGCCGCCCATCGCAGACAAGGAACTACGCGCCCGACCCTTTCAAGCCCGCCTGCGTACCGGCATGGTGGAGTTTGACCAAGATGCCTCGTGGTGGCCAGCCCTCAAGCATGAGATGCTGACCTTCCCCAAGGGCACATACGCCGACCAAGTAGACGCGCTAGCGTGGCTTGGGCACCACCTTTCTAAGATGACCGAAGCGTTGACTGACCGGGAAATCGAGGAAGCGGAGTGGGAGGCAGAGAAAGATTACGCGGAGTGGGGTTACATGGACGACCAGGACCTCAACGACGCGCACATAGATGAAATCACAGGATATTAAATGCTCAACCTAAGTATTCTTGACAAAGACTCTTACGGTATCCAGAACTGGGCCGCGCACATCGACGGCGAGTGCCTGGAAGGTCTAGGGCGCTACGTCATCAAGGCCATTGAGGCGGACGAGGAATCGCGCCGAGGCTGGTTGGAGCAGAACGAGATGTGGGTCGAACTGGCCCAGCAGATTCAGGAAGAGAAGAACTTCCCGTGGCCCCGAGCGGCTGCGGTCAAGTTCCCGATGCTGACTACTGCGGCTCTTCAGTTCCACGCCCGCGCCCACCAGGAGCTTCTGAAGGACGAACGCATTGTCCTCGCCAAGGTCCTGGGGAAGGACACGACCGGCGAGAAAGCCGCCCGTGGCCGCAGAGTTGAAGACGCCATGTCCATGCAGTTCCTCTACCGAATGGAGGACTGGCAGGACGACATGGACCGAATGCTATACGTGCTCCCCCTCGTGGGGACATGCTTCAAGAAGGTCTACTGGTCTGAGATGCTTGGCAGGCCCACCAGCGAGCTAGTGCTGCCCTCCGAGATGGTGGTCAGCTACTACGCGACTGACTGGGACCGTGCCCGCAAGACCCATATCCTCTACAAGTCCCATAACGAGATTGTCGAGCAGCAGCGCATCCTCAACTACCTGGACGTGGACATCGGCATGGAAGGCGAACCCAACCTATCCACAGACGAGCCGGGCCTGATGGACGACGAGTTCCACGACATCGTGGTTCAGGGCGACACGCCCCATGAGATTCTAGAGTGCCACTGCTGGTATGACCTGGACGAGGACGGCTACGAAGAGCCCTACATTGTGACCGTGGACCGGACGACCGCACAAGTGCTTCGCGTCGTACCGCGCTTCCGGCGCAGTGATGTACGGGACCGGGCCGACGGCGTCGTGATGGCCATCGACTCGCTGGAGTACATCATACCCTACAAATTCTTCCCGAGCGTAGACAGCAACGTCTACGGCACGGGCTTTGGACAGCTTCTTGGCCCCCTGAACAAGGCGGTCAACAGCCTCATCAACCAGTTGATGGACGCTGGGACACTGTCCAATCTCCAATCTGGCTTCCTGGGCCGCGGGGTCCGGGTGAGCAAGGGTGGCCGCGTGCGGTTCCGTCCTGGCGAGTGGTTGGAACTCTCCAGCACGGGCGATGATTTGCGCAAGGGAGTCTACCCCCTCCCAGTCAAAGAGCCAAACATGGTGTTATTCCAACTCCTAGGCTATCTGGTGCAGGCCGGCGAACAGGTCTCTTCCGTAGCCGAAGTGATGACCGGACAAAACCCTGGCCAGAATCAACCCTACAGCACAACTGCGACGGTGCTCGAACAGGGCATGCAAGTGTTCCTGGGCATCTACAAGCGCATCTACCGCAGCCTCGCCAAGGAGTATCGGCAGGTCTACAACCTCAACTTCATGTACCTCAGCGATGACGTGTACAGTGAGTTGCTGGAAGAAGAGGCCGAGGTACTCGTCGACTTCGCCCCGCAGGGTCTCGACATCCTGCCGGAAGCCGACCCGAACATGGCGAACAGCATGCGAAAGCAGGCCCGCGTCCAGGCGCTCATAGAAGCGCAGCGGTCCGGCATGCAACTGAACCCAGCCTACATCCAGCGTCAGTTCCTTGAGGCCATAGACGAGCCGAACATCCAGGAAGTGACGGAGATGGAGCCACCGCCTCCCACGGCGGAAGAGTTGGAAGACAAGAGATTCTACACCGAGCTTGAGTACAAGTACAAAGAGCTTGAGATTCGAGCGATGCAGAATGAGCACCAGCCTCTCCGAGACGAGATGGCTGCCCTGGCGAACCTCGCCAAGGCTAAGTCCCTGGTGGTGGGCGATAGAGCAGCACAGATGGAACTGGAACTTAAAACCGCAGGGGAAGACAACGCACTTGGCTTTAAGCTAAGTGAGATGATGTTGAAAGCGCGGGCTGATGCCGAGAGAAACGAAATAGAGAAACAGAAGGCAACCCAATCAAGTGCTAATCCTCAACAGCGATGAGCTAGAAAGTAAACTGCACGCGGCACTAGAAGGACTTTCCGAGACCGAACGAGAAGAATGGCTCCGCCATCCGCTCACCGAGGTCATGGGAATCCTGTTTGAGACGATACGGATGAAGTCCTTGGAGGCGATGGAAGCAGGATTACCTGCTGAAATCTACCACAAGATATCCGGCCAAGCCTCAATCATGCGCGATATGCGCGAGAACCTACGTGCAACCATCAAACAGAGCGAGGAAGAGAATGACGACAATTCGTCCAGTGGGGCATAAGATACTCATAGCCCCGTTAGAGTGGAAGGTGGAGACAGACTGGGGGTTCCAAGTAACTTCCCACGCTGACTCCGAATCAGCAAAAGTTGAGAAGGCAGGCCGCATGATTGGCGTCCTCACGGCGAAGGGTCCACAGGCATGGAAGGCGTTTGCCGCCATGCTGAAAGACGAGGACGGCAACGTCCTTGCGGACTGGGCCGAGGAAGGCGACACCGTCATGTACTCCCGGTTCTCCGGTAAGGAGATTTACGACCCGGACACAGGCCAGGAGTTCTACCTAATCAACGACGAAGACGTACTTGCAGTCCTGCCTCCGCAGGATGAGTGGAAGTACAAACCAACAGAGAAAGGTGAGAAGACATGAGCGAAGCGAAACTGCCCGAAGATAAGGGCGTAACAATCCCCGATAACTCAGACCCCGCAGTCGAACGCGCACTCAGCAATGGCTGGATGGAGCAGGTCGACTGGGAAGCCGCCGGTAAAGACGGCGCGGACTGGGTCGAAGCCCGAGAGTTTAACTACCGGGGAGAACTGATGGGCAAGATTCAAGGCATGGGGCGCAAGCTCGGCAACCTTGAGAACGAGTTAGAGAAAGCCAATAAAGGGCTAGCTGCCTCCGCCGAGGTTACTCGGAGGATGGTAGAGAAGCAGTACGACAAAGCGATGGCGGACCTGAAACTCCAGCGTCGCGAAGCGTACGAAGTGGGTGACTTTGAGGCCCTCGATAATATTGAGGAACGCCGAGACGAGTTACGGGAGAAGCGTACCGAGATGGATGCACCCACACCCGCATCCGCACCCGCACCCGCTGCTACCCTCCCTGTTGACATCTCTAAGATGCATCCCATTGAACGCGCCTTCATGGATATCATGAAGACTACCCCGGCCCTCCAAGGAAAGCCCGACGAGGCCCGTAAGGTAGGGGAGTTTGCCGATAGCATCTGGTCCGCGAATCCAGATATTTCGGTGGTTGAGTTCGTCAATCGAGTTGGCGAGCACATGAGCCCCTCCCGCGAACCCGCTCCACAGTCCCCTGATGGGGCCAGGAGCACCGCACGCCGACCTCGCGCCGGGTCCAAGTTCAGTATCAACGACTTGGATGTGATGGAGCGAGATATGGCAGAAACCTTTGTAGCCACCGGGGCCTACGAAAATGTGCAAGAGTACATTGACGTGATGGCCAAGGCTGGCGACCTTAGCGCACAGAAGAGATAGAGCCATGACAGAGAGCACGAAAACCAAAGTTGAACGTAAGAGCCGCCCCGCCAAGGGCGAAAGCCGGACCGAGAGACCTACTGACCGACGCTATGCCGCAATCGGTGACTTCAGGGACATCCTGACTGTTACTGGGGGCGACAACGAGCAGGTCTACCGATGGTTTCAAGATTCTAGTGAGTCCGGTCAACGCATCTTTGATGCCTACCATGCAGGTTGGGACCTCGTAGATGCCACAAAAGAAGGGACCTTAAACATAGGTCAGCACTACGTGGACAAGACGGACAAGAGTGGTTCCGTATTCCGAAGACCTGCTAACCGATTAGGAGACTTCCTCTACCTCATGACAATGCCCAAATGGGCCTGGGAAAAGATACAGGCCGAGAAGCAGCGCGAGGTTGATGAAGTGGAAGAGGACATTCTTGTCCCCCGCCACCCTGACTCGGACGACGGCCAGTATGGTCAAAACAAAATCTCATCGGAGTTTCGTCAGACGAAACGCCGCGAGGCAATAGACTAGACTACTGGCTACACTAACCCACAACTTAGGAGCAACTAAATGGCTAATCCAGACCGTCCTAACGGTTTTACGCCAGTTAAATCCCTAAACGGTGGTGCTTGGACAGCTATGGTTAGACGTGTTGAGATGGCGGATACTTCTGCTGACTCAGGCAACAACCACGGGGACATCTATTTGGGTGACCCCATCGTTCTGTCCAGTGGTAAGGCAATTCCTTTCGACAGCAATGACGTGGACTGCGTCGGCGTGGTCGTGGGAGTTGGCTATACGTCAAGCGGCAATCCTCAGAATGAGGCCGGCCCGTTTGACCCCGATGAGCTTACTCGTCGGTTTGGCAACCTTACAGAATCAGCCACCAAAACCATCGTCATTTACTACGCCCCCGCACGCGATGTCGTGTACGAGGCGCAGTCAAATGCCGACCTGGACCTTCTCGTTGGTTCCCCCGCCGATGTGTCGACAGACGCAGGCGAGGCTCATGGTTCTCGGGTTACCTCCCGCAGCACCGCTGAGATTGTGACCAATGTGAACTCCGACCTGAAGGTTGTCGAGATTCCGGAGTATCCGGACAACGACAGCACTCTGGCTAACACCCGGTACTTCGTCATCTTCAGCGACGCGCTGAACGAAGCACTGAGATAAAGGAGAGTAGCACATGGCTATCGTAACTAGTTCAAGTTTTGCCAAGGCCCTATTCCCCGGCGTCAGCAAGTGGTGGGGTCAGGCATACGACGAATGGAATCCACAACACGTCGATTTGTTTGAAGAGCAGAACAGTCGCAGAGCCTACGAGGAAGATGTCCAGTACACCGGACTCGGCTTGGCAGCGATTAAACGAGAAGGGAACAGCGTATCCTACGATGGAATGGAACAGGGCTTCTTGACCCGGTACATCCCCGTCGTGTACGCGCTGGGCTTTATAATCACACGCGAGATGGTTGAGGATGACCTTTACGGCATCGTTGGCCCCAAGCGTGCGAGAGCCCTTGCGTTCTCACTGCGTCAGACCAAAGAGCAGGTTGCTGCAAACGTCTATAACCGTGCGTTCAACTCCGGGTTTACCGGGGGTGACGGCGTGGAGCTTCTCTCCACGGCTCACTTGAACTTCACGGGCGGAACGTTTGCCAACAAGCTCGTTACTGACGCTGACTTGTCCGAGGCCGCACTTGAGCAGGCATGTATTGACATCGCCAAGCTGAAGAACGACCGCGGTCTGCGCATCTCTCTCATGGGCGAGAGCCTCATTATACCTGTCGAACTGATGTTCGAGTCTCAGCGTATATTGGGTACCCCGTACCGAGTGAGCACGTCAGACAACGACATAAACGCCTTACACGCCATGGGTAAGTTCCCCAAGGGCGTCAAGGTTAACCACTACCTGACCGACACCGATGCTTGGTTCATTCGTACCAACCTCCGCGAGGATGGCATGAAATACATCAACCGTCGTGAGGTCCAGTTCGCCATGGACAACGAGTTCGATACTGAGAACGCGAAGTTCAAGGCTACTGAGCGGTATGCCTTCGGCTGGACTGACCCTCGCGGTCTGTTCGGTTCGCAGGGAGCCTAATTAGGCAAGGGGGGCGACGACAGGCGGAAGCCAATCAGCCCCCCAACCCTTCAAGGAGGATATATGGCAGGTCAAGAAGTAAGAGCAACTCATACACTAGGTTGGTATGCGGCTGCGGGTCGAGGCACTAAAAAGGTCAAGACTCACGTCGCAGACGGACTGATGGTATGGCAGGGGCACATTGCGGACACCGACACGCCTGGGAACGTACTCCTAGCCGACGACAGCACTACTCTGGAGCTACCGAAGGGGTTCATTCCCCTGTACGTAGTTGTCATTGGGGCGGCTGCCAGCGGCAACTTGGACATCGGACTCACTGGCGGGAACGTAGACGCTCTCGTCAATAATGCAGCTGCGGACGCTACGTCTGTGGATGCGACAGGCACGAGCCTTGACGGTGTACCTTTGGCGGCGGATGTGGTAGTCACATATACGGATGGAGGCATAGCAGCGGGAGCTGGTACGGCTGAAATTCTGGTGTGTGGTGTCATGGACCGCCCGGTTGCAGAACTATTCATGAAGTAATATGCAGGAGCATATCGGCACAAGGACGTGCCACCCCTTTTAGGAGCAGACCAATGGCTTTAACACTTAACACTGTTATCGATGGTCCTCGCCGCGCCGTCATTCAAGTTCAAATTGATGACACAAGTGGTGATGAAGCGGCAACTGTTGTTGTCGACATTTCAGCCCTCAACCCCAATGGGGATGGGCTTGTTCCGGTACGGGTCACAGTCGAACGCGTGTGCGCCAGCCTTGATGGCTTCAGCGCACGCCTCGAATACGACCATACAGCGAACACGCTAATCCTTCCTATCGCAACCGACCTCACAATCGACAAACTCTTTCGCACAGATAAGCGGGAGTTTCCGGGGTCCGCCGGGTGGAAGGACACGGGTACTATAGGAGATGGGACTGGCGATATCGTCATCACCACGACTGGAAATCTCGCAGGGGATTTTGGCGTGATGGAGATTAGTGTCCGCAAAGAGTACGCAGAGTAATGAAGTATTCTCGCCGCAGAGCCGGCCTTAGACGGGCTGGCGGGGGTCATGGCCCCACGAGACACGGCCAACATACGAGAAATCCTGGCTGGCAGGCCGGGCAACACTGGGTAGAATGTCAGCGCTGCGGGCTGGACTACCGAGTAGGCGACATCAAGGTACAGTGGGATGGCCTCATCACCTGTACCTCGTGCTGGGAACCTCGGCACCCACAAGATTTTGTGCGCGGCGTGCATGACGACATGCGCCCACGCGGCCCCGGCAACCCCGTGGGCAATATCGACGACAACATTAACGTCGTCTTCCCGGTCACAGGCACCTTCAACAATGAGTTAGATGCGACGGGCACCTTTGCGGCACCTGACACGATTTCCGACCTCCTGCTCTGGTGGGACCTTTCCGAGAGAGATGGCAACTTCGTCTTTAGTGACCTGTTGCGAACTGTTCCTATCACCGACGGGGGCTTGGTACGCGGCGTCATCGACCGCTCGGGAAATGACAGCCACGCCACCATCGACTCCGACGCGACTCGCGGTACGTGGAATGCGAATCGGCAGAACGGGGTCGGGGCCTTGGACTGCAACTCCGACCCAGCGGGCGGCGCACCGAGGGCCGTTGAGACCGACCGAATTATCCCCCCAGCAGGCGTGCCCACACAAGTATACACCGTTGTCGGGACCGCGAAAGTAGCCCCCGCCGATGTCACCGAGCGTCATGCCCTATTCAGCATGACCCAGGCCACAGGCACCGAGATGCGCTTCAACCGCACCGTGGATGGCAGCAAGAATGAGCTGACCACCATTGGAGTTGGCACGACAGATGGCGGTCTTACCCCCACGAGTGGCGAGTGGTGGATGTTTATAATGGTTGTAGACGGGGCCTCCACTACGGTAGAGTACGGCTCCAAAGGCAGTTCCTCGATTCAGATTGACACACCGCCACCCTTCCTCCATGACGCCATGGCAGTGGTTCCAATAACCTTCCGCTTCGGCGCTGGAACGGACGGTATACCGAACATTCGCAGTGGGTGGAATGAAGATATTGGAGAGGTAGTGTTCTACAACAAGGAACTGAGCACGTCAGAGAAGCTCACCCTACTGAACTACTTCAACGACAAATGGGATTTGACCACGGACTCAATATAATGGATAAATACGTAACCTGGAAGGCCGCGTCCTACGCTATGGGGTCGATGCTCGTAGCATCGGTCTTGACGTTTGCCTGGATGCAAGATACCTACGCATCGAAGGAAGAGGTTAGCGAGATTAAGGAAATCCTCGTGAAGTGCCTCATCGAGAAGCGGTGCTAACATGTGGGCTAGTATCCTAGGAGCCATCGTCAAGCCGGTCGCAGACCTAATCGACGACCTCCATACCTCCGACGAAGAGAAAGCCAACCTACGCATGGGCATCATGGCCGTGCAGGTTGAGATGGGCAGCAAGCTGCTCGAATACGAGACAAAGCGCCTGGAGGCGCAGCAGAAGGTCATCGAGGCGGAAGCCAAGTCTGGCCATCTGATTACCAGCATGTGGCGACCCGTCACGATGCTGACGTTCCTGGGACTCATCGTCTCCTACTGGCTGGGCTACACGCCCGAGAACGTATCGCCAGAGCAGGTCGGAGACCTGATGGACCTCATCAAACTGGGCTTGGGCGGTTACGTTATCGGCAGAAGCGCGGAGAAGGTAGTCCCCCAGGTAGCACAGATTTTTAAGAAGGACGCGTAATGGCAACGAGCGGAAGCATTGACTTTCAACTCACGCGGGACCAAGTCATCAACGAGGCTATGGAGATGCTTGGGGTGCTGCCGGAAGGCGTGGTCGCAAACGCGGCCCAGCTAGCCTCGGGCTCGACAACCCTGAACATGATGCTGAAGGCGTGGCAGAGCAAGGCGACCCAGCTATGGGTCAACCAGCGCCTCTACCTGTTCCTCCAGCCCGGCAAGCGAGAGTACAACCTAGACCTGACCGCCGCTAGTTCGGACGAATGCACTACGTCGTTCACAGCGATTACGCTGGACGGCGACCATACCTCGGGCGCTACCGCCATCTTGGTATCCGACGGGAGCACCACGAACGACGCCGACCGCATAGGGATTCTGGTGGACGACCAGACCATGCACTTCACGACCATCGCCTCGGGCGGTGGCACGAACAGCCTCGTGCTGACAGTTGGCCTCGACGACGATGCCAGCGACGGCGCGACCATCTACTTCTACACTACTAAGGCTGCGCGGCCCCGTAAAATTAACGTGGCCACCAGCAAGAACGCGCCGGCCTTCGAGGGACGCGATAATGTCATTGACGGCACGGAGATTCCCGTGGAGGTCATGGCCCGGCAGGACTGGGCAGACCTATCAGTCAAGCGGACTGGGGGCCGTACAAATCAACTGTACTGGGACCCGCAGTGGCAGACGGGCATAGTGCGCGTCTGGCCCCAGCCCAACATTGGCAGCGACTACCTCGTACTATGGGTGGAACGAACCATCGAGGATGTTGACATCGGCGCGGACGACTTCGACCTACCGCAGGAGTGGCTGCTGGCCGTAAGCTCCAGCCTAGCCCTGTGGCTCACGACCAAGTTCGGAGTGAGCGACAAGACCTTCGGGCGGGTGAACGCCCTGGCCCAACTGGCCCTCTTCGATGCTGAGTCTGGCGACACGGAAGGCAACATGCGCTTCACGCCCGACGACCGCTGGGACGGCTACAACGGAACCTACTAATGGCCGCTACTAGATATCCTCTAATCACGACATACAGTGAGCGCCAAGTGGATGATGGCGCTGACCCTCGCATCAAGAACGCCTACATTGAGAGCGTTCAAGAGAGTGAGCAGATGGAGCGCTACGTAACGAAGCGACCAGGACTGGCCGCCTTTGACGACACAGCATCCGTAGCCGAAGGACGTGGCTTGTTTGTCTGGCAAGGAGATGTCTATGCAGTGGTTGGGAACCAAATCTTTCGGAACGGTGCGGCTTTGGCCGGGACTCTGGCTACCGCCACAGGTCGTGTCTACTTTGATGAAGCAGCCGACGGCACCGGACTTCTGGTGTTTCACGACGGGGCCAATCTCTATACAGTTAACCCAGCAGGCACGCTCGTCAATGAGGCCGACCCGCAAATACCAACGACAATTCTTCCGGGAATCGTGGTCTTGGACCAGTTTTGCTTTCTTGGAACAAATGACGTTAACAATGAGATACACAACTCCGACGTTGGAGATGTAACCTCCTGGACGGATACGTTCGTCGTGTCCGAGGTCAGGAGTGACCCAGGCGTCGCGATTGCTCGCTATATCAACTACCTCGTCTCTTTCAACGAAGAGACCATAGAATTCTTCTTCGATGCGGCCAACTCACCGGGCACCCCCCTCGACAGGTTCGAGGGCATGGCGTCCCTAGTCGGCTGCGCCTCTGGCGCGACCGTGGTGAACATTGACCAGTCGCTTGTCTTTGTCGCGAAGTCCTCTACCGGAGGCCGCTTCGTCGGCCACTTGAAGGGGGAGTTCAATCCGGTGCGCATCAGCACCCAGGCGATTGACGAGTACCTCGACCAGGAAGGGGCGGCCATCAGTGATGCCTTCGCCTTCTTCATTCGGCACGCCGGCCACAGCCTCTACGGGCTGACCCTGCCGACCACTGCCGACAAGACGTTCGTCTACGACCTCGATGAGGGAGCATGGTACCAGTGGAGCAGCGACGTAAGCGCCACCGAGACCCACTTCACCGGCATCGCCGCCGACAATATAGACGGCCAGATGCTTATCCTGGATGAGGACAACGGGCGCATCTACGAGTTTGACGCGGAGGTCTTCCAAGACAACACCCCCAGCGTCGAGGACATCCTATACGAAGTCGTCACCCGGAAGTTCGACAGCACTGTCCGGATGAACAAGTTCGTAAATCGACTGTACCCCGTAGGGGATGTCACGGCGGGTACAGCCACACTGAACATCTCTTGGTCGGACGACGACTACCAGACGTTCGAGGTAAATCGACCTCTGGACCTAAGCATCCCCGGTAATTTCATCACGCGCTGTGGCTTCTTTCAGCGCCGCGCTTGGCGGCTACAGTTCGTAGCGAACGAACCAGTGCGAATCATCGCCTTAGAGGGTGACCAGACCACCGGCTACTACGCGAGATAACCCATGCCCGCAGGTACGACGCCACCGCCTCCGTATCAGAGTGCGAATAAGCAGGGCCAACCTGACATTCAGCGCTGGCACGATTGGTTCCGCCAGATTGACCGGCTCATAGAGCAGGCGTTCCTGTGGACGAACATCAACTTCACCGGGTCCGACATAGAGGACATCGTCCAGAAGGACCACAACCAGCTAGACGCCATGCAGGGCGGCAACACTCCGACAGACACGGAGATGTTCCACCTAGACGCGACACAGCACGATGCCCTGTCCTCAACCGGCGGGGTAGACAACGCGGACCTCCAGCACTCCCACGCTCCTATCGACGGGGCAGACCATGGGAATCTGGTGGGCCTAGCGGACGACGACCACCTACAGTACCACACTGACGAGCGGTCCGACGACCGCACGGCTGTCTTCTTCCAAGACGTAGAGGGTCTTGCGTGGAGCCACAACGACGGGGCGAACACGTTCACCCCGGTCCTGTCTCCGGCGCGTGCCCGCTACGAAAACATGGACACCGAGGCGTTCTTCTATAG